GTTTTCAACGCCGTGGCTGCAAAGCAGAGCACTGAGGAGGCTAACACCACTGACCACGATATCGTTGTGCAGGGGCTTCAAAAATGGGCAGCAAAAGAGCTTGGGGTGGTGTTGCCGCCGTTTCCATCCATTTACACGCAAGGGGAGCAAAACGCATGAGGTCACAATCCATTCAAGAAATCATGGCGAGAATAGCAGTCGCCGAAATTGATTCGCCAATTGCCGTATTCAAGAATGAAGATGGCACCTACCGCTCACAGTTCGCCGCGCCGGTACTGACCAGGCTTGCACTGGAAATGCGCCCGCCCAATCTCGTCGGGGTATTCCACAACCAATCCAATCAGCACGATGTGCTCGCCGCGCTTGGATACGTCAAGCCGAAAGGGCGCAAGTATCCGGTAAGCAGTTGGACGCGAGGAATCATACCAGCGTGAATATTATATTCGGCAGCGGCGGCAATGACTCGGTAGCTCTAGTGCAGTGGGCTATCGAAAATAACCTACCTGATTTGCACGTCGCCTACTCCAATACCGGATGGGCGGCTGACTTTTGGGCGGCGCGGCTTGATAAGTTTCGGTCATTGGTCGAAACAGTCGGGGAATATCACGAGATAGCGAGCGAGGGCATGGTGTCGCTAGTAACCCGTAAGAGGGGATGGCCGCGCAATGGTATGGCGTTTTGCAGCTTTGAGCTGAAGATCAAGCCTGCTATGGCGTGGTTAGAAACCATTGACCCAGATCAAGAGGCGACTTGTTTAGTGGGTATTCGCCGGTCAGAATCTCAACGGCGATCACAATGGCCGGAATGGGTGGAGGAGTCAGAGAACCACGGAGGAAGGTCGCTACATTCGCCATTGGTGCGCTATTCAGACGATGAGCGCAACGAACTAATAACCCGCGCCGGTTTTGATGTGCTGCCGCATAGGTCGATGGAATGCTACCCCTGCGTGAACGCTGGCAGGGCCGATATTGCTATGCTGGACAGCGCGAGGGTGGACTACATCGAATCAGTAGAGGTTGGTTTAGGTGTTGGCGTGATATCAGGCAAGGCTAAGACGATGTTTCGCCCGGCAACCAAAAAAGGCGCGACAGGTATTCGGGAGGTTTGGCAGTGGGCGCAGACAAGTAACTTTACACCAGGCCAGTCGGACATTTTTTGCGATAGCGGGTTTTGCGGGTGAGCGACCTGTCCACCAAACCCTGTCCAGAGTGCGGCTGCAGGATGATAGAGATTATCCGGCAGGACAGCCCGAAAGAGCGCCAAGGCTGGCATTGCATGGCGGGGCATTTCGACAAGGCTGTAGGGCGGGAGCGAATCGTGGTAAAGGCTAGCGAAGTAAAGTAAAATGAGGAACGGACAGCGCAAACTGCCCGCCCCTATCACCGAGCTATTAGAGGTAGCCAGATGAATGCTGATACTTTAACACAGACCTACCTGAAAGAATTACTGCATTACGACCCAGATACAGGGTTATTTACATGGACACGCAGAATAAGCAATTTTGTTAAAGCGGGCGACCTTGCGGGTGGCAGAAACCAGCGTGGTTATTGGAAGATAATGATAAAAAATAAGTCTTATGCGGCGCACCGGTTGGCTTTTTTATACATGACGGGTGAATTTCCTGCTATAGACACCGACCACATAAACGGCGATAAAGCCGACAATCGGGCGGTTAACTTGCGAAGCGTAACTAATGCTGAAAACGGGCGTAATTCGAAGCGTTCAACGCGAAACACTAGCGGCCATGTCGGCGTCGGTTGGGCAAAGGCAGATAAGCGTTGGTGGGCGGCGATTAAGGTCGATTACAAGCGCATCGGGCTTGGACAGTTCAAGACCAAGGAAGAGGCGATAATGGCGCGGCGCAAGGCGGAAATTGAATACGGCTTTCACCCTAACCACGGACGGGCTGGATGAGGGAGCTTCTCATAGGCTGCGGCAACAGTCGCAAGAAGAAAATCACGCTGGATAAGAGCTTTGAATGGGACGAGCTGGTAACAATCGACCACGACCCGAATTGCGGGGCTGATATTGTCCATGACTTGGACGTAACGCCTTGGCCGGTTGAGGCTGACCAGTTTGATAGCGTCCATGCTTACGAGGTGCTTGAGCATCTTGGCCAGCAAGGGGACTTTAAGGCTTTCTTCCGGCACTTTGCCGAGATTTACCGCGTGCTGAAGGATGGCGGGCTGTTGTACGCCACCGTCCCTGCATGGGATGACGTGTGGGCATGGGCTGACCCATCACACACTCGCGTTATTGCGCCTGAGACTTTGGTTTTCTTGGACCAGACAGAATATGTCAAACAGGTTGGTATAACGCCGATGACTGACTTCCGCTGGCTGTGGAAGGGCGATTTTGAACTAATCGGCTGCCAGCGCCAACCCGGCCATTATTGGTATGCACTAAAGGCCCACAAGCCCGCACGCATATAAGGATTGCTTTATATGGATGAATTAGAAGCGCTGACCGCTGAGGATTCAGCGGCGGGCAACGCTATGGATGATAGCGAGCTTGCGGCGCTGTGTCAGCAGTTTGAATCGCAGTCCGTTGGTGAAGAATGGGACGAGATCGCCTCGCAGCAGGAGAAGGCAATCAATTATTACTATCGCCGCCCGTTCGGTGATGAGGTGGCAGGGCAAAGCCAGGTTGTTGACGGGACCGTTGGAATAGTCATCGACAACGCAATGGCGGCTGTTCTCAAGCCGTTTGTGAGTGCTGAAGACACGGTGTCATTTAGCCCGCGTGGGCCGGAAGACGTCGAGCAGGCCGAACAGGCGACCGAATATGTCAACTATGTCATTAACTGCGACAATCCCGGCTTTCTGATATTCCACAACTGGTTCAAGGACGCGCTGCTTACCAAGATTGGTGTGGTCAAGGTCTGGTGGGAGGATAAATCCTATCCAGAGCAGGGCATGGCTGATGCTTTGGGTGTTTTGGAAGCCCGCCAGACGCCGAATTATCTTGACGAGCAGGACAATGGCGACGGGACGTTTACTATTTCCACGCTGGTTCCTGACGGGCGCATTAAAATAGAGGTTATCCCGCCTGAAGAGTATAAGATTAGCCCCTATGCGCGTTGCATCAAGGATGCTGTATATCAGGCGCACACTCCTCCGAATGTGACCCGCTCCGATTTGATTGAAATGGGTTTCGACCCTGAGATTGTCGAAACGCTTGCTGCCTATAGCGGGCAGGGCAAGGAAAGCGGGCGCGAAGAGGCGCGTTACCAAGACGAGCGTTATGGCGCAGCCGACAGGCAGCTTGGCACACCGCACAAGAGCCAAGAGATCATCCCTCTGAAGGATGAATATATCCGTGTCGATTATGACGGCGACGGGATTGCAGAATTGCGCCGCGTCATGCGGGTGGGTGATACCATATTGCTGAATGAAGAGGTCGAGGAGCCGCCTTTCGCTGTTCTTTGCCCCGTTCCTATGCCACATAAGGTTATCGGGTTGTCATTGGCCGACCAAGTAATGGATTTGCAGCGTATCGCATCGGTGCTGTGGCGGCAGATGCTGGATAACCTATACAAAGCCAACAATCCGCGTCCGCATATCCCCATGGGGGCCGAACGTGCCGATGGTTCGACCGGCGATAGCTTGATGGATAACGCCCCCGGCGCTGCGGTGCTGGAAGGCAGAGTCCCCATCCGTTACGAAGCCGTCCCGTTTGTGGCTGACAAGTCATTCATGATGATGGAACTGTTGCAGCAGCAGCAGGAAGAACGGTCGGGCATTAGTCGCGCTGGACAGGGGCTTGATACCAACGCCTTGAAGAAGTCTGGCCAGATGACGGCGGCTGAAGTCGCGCAGATTATGTCTGGCAAGAATGCCCGCGCTGAAATGATTGCGCGCATCTTTGCCGAGACTGGTGTTAGCGACCTGTTCAAACTGGTGCTGAAGTTGCTTGTTCGTCACCAGCCCAAAGCGAGGATGATACGCCTTCGCAACCAGTGGGTGGAGATGGACCCCCGTATGTGGAACCCGGAGATGGATTTGGCTATCAACGTGGGCCTTGGGATGGGCGAGCGCTCCGAACAGATTATGCAGGCCGACGCCATCTTGCAGACAATGGCCGAGCTAGGCCAGACGCCGTTTGCTTCGATGATTGGCGCAAAGCAGGTTTACGAGGCGGTGAAGCGCAAGTTCCACGCGGCAGGCGTCAAGGACGTTGACCAGTATTTGATTGAGCCTGAAGAAGGTCAAGAACAGCCGGAACAACCAAGCCCCGAACAGATGAAGGTTGAGGGCGAACTGCAAATGCAGGCTGCCAAGTTGCAGGGTGAACAGCAGATGCAAGCGGCTAAATTGGAAGCTGCCCGCGAAGAAATGCTGATGAAGCAGCAACTGGCCCGCGAGCAGGCTGAATTTGAAGCGCAACTGGCTCGTGAAAAGGCCGCGCTCGAAATTGAACTAGCCCGCGAAAAGATGGCGATGGAAGCAGAACTGGCCCGCGAACGTGCGGCGCTGGACGCCACGGCAAAGGTCGAGATTAGCAAGAACCGACCTGGTGGGGATTTGGCTGAATGAACCTGTTTGACCGACGCGCAAGAGGCGTTCGCGCCCGCCTTGCCTTGGAAGACACAGTTCTAGGCGAGGTATTCAAGGAAGTAGAAACCGACATTCACAACGCATGGGCGGCGGCAAAATGGCCGCATACCCGTGAACGCCTCCACGCCGAATTGAGGGCGCTGGACAAGGTGAAAAGCAAGTTGGCGGAAATGGCGCAGCACGCGCCCCGCGACTGACCCTGTAACAATCTAAGGATTTGACATGAGTGACGGTATATTACCGGACGCTTCAAAGTTGCGCGCATCAAAACAGGCGACGTTCAAGCAAGCAAGTATTTTGACCGTTTCGAAGACGCGGTGCGTTGGAGAAAGCAGAAGGAAGCAGAGCTTGGCTTCCATGCAAATCATGGGCGCATAGCCGCCGCTTAATAGGAAAACATCATGCAATCAGACACTGCCCAGCCAGCAATGGCAGCAGACCCGAACGTGCAACTTGCGAACGCTGCCGAGGCTTTCAAGGCTTTCACAAGCGACGCACCGATTGAACGGCCCCGCGATGACAAGGGGCGCTTTGCCCCGTCTGAGGGCGAACAAGATTTGGACGAACCGGAGCTTGAAAGCGAAGGGGAAGCCGAAGACGATGTTGAACAGGAAGCCGATGCCGAGGCAGACGATGAGTCCCAGCCAGAGCCGGTCAAAATGCCGACATCGTGGAGCAAAGAAGACGCCGAACTGTGGGAGTCGCTGCCAGCAGATGCGCAAGGCAAGATAGCCGAGCGGGAAGCACAGCGCGAACAGGCGGTCAATCAGAAGTTCCAAGAAGCCGCCAATGTCAGGAAGGAAACAGAAACCCAACTGGCGGAGGCAAATGCCAACCGTGATGCTTACAAGCAGGCCATTGATGAGGTGTTGAGCCTTGTCAGCCCTGTGAAGCCAGACCCGCGCGCTTACGGTGCGGGAACGGGAAATTACAACCGCGAGGCTTACGATCTGGCTGTTCTCGAATTTGAGCAGCAGTCAACGCTCGTTACCCAACTTCGCCAGCAGCAGCAGGCTATTGCTGCCCAGCAGGAAGAAGAAACGGCGCGCGCATATCAGGCAGAAATTGCAGCTATCGAAGAAGTGGCCCGCCCGCGCTTTGTGGCTGACGTTCCCGAACTGACGGACCCTGCAAAGGCTCCGCAAGTACTGTCTGATATTGTCCAATATGCAATTGAAGCGGGAATACCGTCATCGGTGTTTGAGGCTGACAGCCTTAGCGCAGTGACGTCTGCCGAACTGCATATCGCGTGGAAGGCGCGAGAATACGACCGCATCAAAAGCGCACAGGGCAAGGTTAGGGAAACCACCGCGCCGAAACCCGCGCAGCCAGCAGTCAAGCCCGGTGTAACCATTCCACGTTCCGCAACCAAGGCCACGGCGATGCGCAAGGCATCCGAAAGGTTGGCGTCAGAAGGCAGCATCGAAGCAGGCGCTGCCGTTTGGAAAAACTTTCTATAAGGAATTTTTGAAATGACTAAAGTAACCGGCGCGATGGCGACGTATGACGTCACCACCAATCGCGAAGACTTGGCTGATGCGGTTTACCGTATCTCGCCCGCAGACACCCCGTTCATGTCGGCAGTTCCCCGCGTGAAAGCGACGGCTGTTCTGCATGAATGGTCAACCCATGCGCTATCGAGCATCAACACGACTAACGCCCGCCTTGAAGGTGACGCGCTGACCCGTGTTGCATCGACCGCGCCCGTTCGTCGGCAAAACTACTGCCAGATTTCAAGCCGTGATGCGACCGTAACCGGCACGCAGCGCGCTACCAATCCGGCAGGCATTGATGACATGATGTCTTTCCAGATGTCGGCAAAAAGCCTTGAGCTTCGCCGCGACATGGAAGCCATCCTGCTTGGCAATACCGGCCAGACTGCGGGCAACACCACCACTGCACGGACCCTGCGTTCGTTCAACTCGTGGATCAACGGCAACGGCTCACGCGGTGGCACTGTCGCTGCTGACGCAACTGCCGCGACCGCTGCCGCTCTTGACGGCACCGCAGGCGTTCTGCGCACCATCACGGAAGACTTGCTTAAGGACGCAATCCTTGACGCATTTACCGATGGCGGTGAACCGAACCTTGTGCTTGTTGGCCCGTTCAACAAGCAGAAGTTCTCGACCTTCACTGGTCGTTCGACTTCGCAGGTTGTCGTGCGTCAGGACGTTGTTGACGGCGCGGCTGAACTGTATCGCTCGGACTTCGGTGTGCTGAAGGTGGTTCCGAACCGCTCGCAGCGTGACCGTGACGCGTGGATTATCGACACGACCAAGGTTGCTGTCGCTGGTCTGCGTATGTTTGAGCCGCAGGAGCTTGGCCGCGTTGGCGATGCCGTCACCCGCGATATCATCTCGGAATACACGCTGGAAATGCGCAACCCGGATGCTCACTCGCTGATTGCGGACCTCACGACCTCCTGACCCCTCTCTCAGGACAACTAAGGGGGCTAGTCTTCGGGCTGGTCCCCTTTTTTGGGAGATTTTATGTCCATACAAAACCTTCTGGACCTCATTCCGAATGAGCGCCGCAAGACCATCCACCACGAACAGGATGGCCGATACTGGATCGAATCGCGGCAAGATGTCGCGCCCATTATCGAAAATGCCAAAATGCTTTCTGAGCAGAAGCCCGGCAAGGATTTTACGCGGGTGGCACTCATCCCGCTTTCCGTTCTGAACCAGTCATTCACCGAAGGATGGTTCAGCGACCCCGACGCATGGCGCAAATGGGCGAACGACCCAGCCAATCGCGATTATCGCACCACCAAAGGAACCATCTGAGAGGGTATTTTATGCCAAGTTTGAAAATAGCCATTTGCACACCTTGTTACGGCAATCCTGAACTGATGTTCTCGAAAAGCCTGCAATGCGCAATCAAGCACTTTTACGAAGCCAAACTGACCAACACGGACGGCGAGGAATACGAAAAGGAAGTTGAATGGTTTGTGGTTAGCAATTCGATGCTGACCGAAAGCCGTCACATGCTTGTGGCTGAAGCCCTGAATTGGGGCGCTGATTATCTGCTGTGGGCCGACGCTGACCATGTTTTCCCGCCCGACACCATCTGTCGCCTATGGGCGCGTAATGTGCCTGTTGTTGGCTGTAACTATGCGCGCAGGGGAACGCCTACTGCCCCGACCGCTGCAAAGATTGTCACCAATGACGATGGTGAGGACCACAAGAACCTTTGCTACACCACTATGGAAAAGTGGCACGATAACGTCTTGGAAGAAGTTGACCATATGGGGCTAGGGCTTTGCCTTATGCGCATGGATTGCTTCGACGCCCTCCAGGTCAAGGCGGAAGAAGAAGGCGCTAAAACCTTCATGCCGCTGTTCATGTTCACACCGACCGACAACTTCCAAGGGATGATTGGCGAGGACGTCTATTTCTTCAAGAAACTGAAGGCGGCGGGCGTCCCGATATACCTTGACCACGGCGTTTCGTGGGAAGTCGGTCACATTCACAAGATTGTCCTGACCAACCATCATGCGGTGAAGCAGGAAAAGGACTGGATTGCTCACGGTGAAAAGCGCGCCAAGCGTTATGAGCCGACCATCGAGCGTCTGGAATCACTGGAGACTGCATAATGTCTGAAGACCCGGCAACTTGGACAGAATTAAAGGCGTCTTTGGCCGAATGGCTGAACCGCTCTGACCTTACATCCAAGATACCGGAGTTTATTGCGCTTGCCGAACGCCGGTTCAATCGCATCATTGTAACCCCTGAGCGCGAAAGCACGGCAACGGCTTCGCTTTCAGGGGAAGCTTTGGGCCTGCCGACCGACTTCTGGCAGCTTCGGTCTATTCATTTGACGACCGACCCCCGCCAACCCTTGATGCAAGTCTCCCCATCTGTGCTGCGCTCGGAATATGCCGACCAGACAACGGGCAAGCCCCGCGCCTTTGCAATTGAGGATGGCCAGTTCATTTTCGGGCCGTCACCTGACACGACTTACACGGTCAAAATTTCCTATGTCGCCGGTATTCCTCCTTTGAACGGCTCCACAGCGACAAATTGGCTGTTGGAAAAGCATCCCGACATTTACATTTATGGTTCGCTGCTGGCTGCTGAAGCCTATCTCTGGAACGATGCACGTCTAGGCGTGTGGAAGTCCGCAATGGATGAGGCGATTGCCGAACTGGCGGACGCTGGCAACCGCTATCGCCTATCAATGCCGCTTCGCCTGCGCAATCCTGTTGTCGGGTGGGGTATATGATTTTAGGGGAGTTCGCGCCTGACAAGGCGAAGTCGAACAATCCGAACATCTTGACCGAGTGCGAAGGGGTGTTTCCGCTTGAGGATGGCTATCGTCCCGTTGGGCAGTTTGTAAAGCTGTATGATGCTATAGCAACTACTCCCAAGGGCGGGGCATCTTTTACCACCCCTGAAGGCTTAAGCTACATTCTCGCAGGGGACGCGACAAGCCTCTACAAGGCGTTTTCGGGTGCTTGGACGTCGATAGGGACGGGATATAGCCTCCTGTCAGATGCTCGCTGGCGTTTTGCGCAATTTGGCGGGCTAGCGATTGCGTCAAATGGCGCTGACCCGTTGGTCAAGATTGATTTGGCGGCTGACACGGTGTCGAACCTTGGCGGCGATCCGCCGCGCTTTGAAACTCTGGCTGTAGTCAAGGATTTCCTTGTCGGCGGTGTCCGCAACGGCAAGGTTATGCACCTTGGCTGGTCCGGCATTAACGATGCGGAATGGTGGACTGTAGGCCAGCGGCAAGCAGACTTGAACATCCTACCAGATGGGGGGCGCATTAACGGCATCTTGTCGGGCGAGTATGGGATTATCCTGCAACGCAACTGCATCCGCCGCATGGATTATGTGGGCGGCAATATCATTTTCGAATTTAACGTAGTCTCAACAAATACCGGCTGCGTTACCGTTCATTCGGTTGCGCAATGGGGCCGGATAGCCTTCTTCCTGTCAGACAATGGCTTTATGATGTGGGATGGCAGCCAAGCCGTTCCTATTGGTCAAGAGAAGGTCGATAGGACGTTCCTGAGCCTTTACGATGTGTCTGACTGGCCTTCAATGTCCACGGCGATAGACCCTGTAAACCGCGTTGTCATGTGGTCGATGGCAGACAAAATCTGGTGCTACCATTGGGATTTCGGGCGCTGGTCAATTCTGCCTGTGGTTTCGTCCATTATCTTTTCAGGTGTCACCAAGGCCGTTTCGATTGATGAAGATTACCCACCCGACATGCCGGAAGATACCGACATTGATGGGGTAGGGCTTCCAAGCCTTGATGATGCGATATTTAGGGGCGGCGATCCGCTTTTGTATGTGTTCAATTCAGCTCGTGAGTTAGGACATTTCGACGGGACACCACAGGCTGCAAAGTTCACGGGAAGCGATTTGGAGTTGTTCAGGGGGCAACGGGCCTGCTTGCGTATGGCGCGACCGGACACGGACGCGGCTGCGGGCCTTACGCTGACGTTGCTAGGGAAGCAGCGCCTTGGGGACGCCGGAAGTTCGACGGCCTTTAACAGCCTGACAACTTCCGGCGACATGCCGCTTCGGTTTTCGGCAAGGTTTACGCGACCCACATTCCAGATAGCCGCTGGCACGACATGGACCTATGCCAAGGCGGTTGATTTTGTGGGCGAGCCGGGGGCTGGCAGGTGAGCAGGATAAAGTCATTCTCTCCATCGCCTGTTTGGTTGACGCAAAAGATTGATGCGCGCGTTGCTGTTGTCGCTCCTTCTGGAGGGGGTGTGTAATATGACAACCCCTGTTTATGCCTTCATTTGCACCAAGACGACCTATGCAGTTGTTGTGCCGAATGACGGGCCTGATTTTCAGCGCAGGACGTCAAACGCCTTCAAGGCAATCCAGCAAGGGTTTTTCAACGTAGGCGATTTGCTTTTCAGGCCAACGCAGGATGCCGTGCCGTTCCATCTGCTTTGTGATGGCTCTGTTTTGAACAAGACTGACTTCCCGCAATTAGCTGATTATCTTGGCGATACATTCGGAGGCGATGGGGTTACAACATTTGGAATCCCTGATTACTCAAACGACTTTATTGCAATGCCAGCCCTGACGGTCACGCAGGAAACAGACCAAAGTGGCACGGTGACAACGGGCGGCACTGTAACCACACCAACCGACCCCGGACAAGCAGGCGGCACAACAGGCGGCAACGTGCCTTCAGGCGGGCGTCCTAACCGCGTCTCAAGTGAATTTGAGGTATGACGTTTGGCTATGTCCCGTCACCAGCGGCAGGACAGTGGGGAAAGGCTCTAGGCTATCTCAAGCCAGCATTGGCAAGAGGTGGCTATACTTGGGACGAGTGCGCACGATTAATTGACAGCGGCCATGCTCAATTATGGATGAGCGACGAGGCCGCTTTGGTTAGCCGACGCGATGGCGACACACTGGAGTTATGGCTTTGTGGCGGGCGCGTTGTGAACGCCTCCGACAAGTATCTGGCCGTCATTGAGCGAGCCGCCAAGGAATCGGGAATGAATTGGATGAGAGTCACGGGCCGCAAGGGATGGGAGCGCCATCTTAAGCGGTTTGGTTGGGTGCGCGTAGGCGAGGATTTGATGAAGGATATTTGCAATGGGTAAGACTAAGACCGTTCAAAAGAACGACCCGTGGGCACCTGCACAGCCCTACATTCTTAAGGGGCTTGAGCAGTCCAGTCAGGTGTTCGACCGGCAGCAGCCGACGCTTAACAAATACGCAGGAATGCAGATGGACACCTATGGGCGTCTTGCGCCGGGGGCTGAACAGGGCATTCGCGGTTCGCAAAGCCTTGTCAATGACACGCTTGCCGGTCGTTACCTAAACGGCAATCCGTATCTTGACGGCCAACTTGAACAGACCCGCGAGAATGTCTCGAATGACGTTCTGTCGCGCTATTCGGGTGCGGGCCGCTATGGGTCCGCTTATGGTATGGGTGAATTGACCCGCCAGCTTGCCAACGCTGAAAACAACATGCGCTTCCAGAACTACGCAATGGAGCGCGGCTATCAGAACGACGCTATTGGGCAAGCACAGCAGCTTATGGGGGGCAGCCAGTCGCTTCTCAACAATGCTGCGGAATTGCCTTGGATTGGTGTAGGCGCATTGAATGGCAACGTCCGCAACGCATCTGGCGGTTACGGCACGACCACCACTACGCAAAAGCAGGGTATTGGTTCGATGCTTGGCGGAATTGCTGGCGCTGGCCTTGCTGGCTGGGC